TGTAGATCTGCACCGGGTCGTCCTCGACCTTGGTGACGACGACGATGCCCGGGGCCTCTTCGCGGGTGAGGGCCGGGTTGGTGCCGGAGGTGAACTTCGCGGACTCGCGGGTGACGCCGTACTGGGTCTCGGCCCACTCGGAGGCCGACACGTCGGGGATGAGGATCCACTTGGTGTCCGGGATGACCCGCTGGTAGGTGTCGTCGTTCCACACCTGCACGTCGTAGATGCGGATCGGCGGGAGGCCGAAGCGGGCGCGGACGGCGTCGACTTCCGGCGGGGACAGGGTCGTGCCGGGGTTGTTGGCGGCGTTCTGCCCGTAGAACGCGATCTGGTATTCGGCGTTGTTGGCGAGCATGGACCGGGCCCGGCGGGAGGTGACGACTTCACGCGGTGCCGGGGCGCCGGAGTCGATGAGGTAGTCGATCCATGCCCGCTCGTCGGACAGGGGGGTGGCGGTCGGCTGGTCCCACAGCACGGCCGCGGTGGGCATGTTCGCCGACGGGACGTTCCAGTTGACGTCGAGGCCGATGCCGGGCAGGTTCACGGTGCCGGTGGCCAGGAGCTGGCCGGCGGCGAGTTCCTGCGCGGTCTGGATGGACTCCACGTGCCGGTCGACGTCCGAGTAGAGGAGGTCGATGTAGTTCTGGGTGTCCTGGCCGTGGCCGACGTCGAGGAGGATCTGGTCCATCTCGGAGACGGCGAGGGTCTGGCCGAGGGCGGGCAGCATGCCCTCGTTGACGACCCGCTCCGCCTGCCGCTTGGCCATGGCGGTGGGCGCGTCGTAGGCGCGGAACTTCGCCGCGTTCACGCGCCGCTTCGCGCTGGTGGTGCGGAAGCGGACGCCCTGCACGCTGCGCTCGGGGAGGATCTCCCGGGTGAGCGCGTAGTTCGCCGGGGTGTACAGCTGGCGGGCGTACACCGTCAGGTCGGTGTCGTTCGTGTCGCGCAGAAGGAGCTCAAGGGCTTCCATCGTCTGCTCCTCCTACTTACCGGTAGTGGATGTTGACGCCGGGCGCCGTCGACGCCACGTCGGTGGGGTCGAACGGGACCGGGCACTGGGCGCTGTTGACCTCGCCGTACCAGAGCAGCGCTCCGGCGGCCTTGGTGGACGTCGGGTTGAAGCTGATCTCGGAGACGAGGAACCCGGTGAGGACCTCGGTGCCGTCGGAGGCGGATGCGCCGCCGCCCGCGGTGGTCGTGGTGACCGTGACGGCGGGGCTGGACCCGCCGGTCAGGGAGCCGGTGGCGGTCATGGCTGCGACGTCGTCGCCCAGGTACTGGCCGCCGAAGGTGACCACCACGGACGTGCCGGGCAGCGGCCCGCCGGACACGGCGACGTCACCGGGGTCGATGTTCGACAGGGCCTCGAGGGCCGTCTGGACCTGCGCGGCGGTGGCGTTGTAGGCGATGGCGGCGGTGGTCTGTCCGCTGAACGTGAGGGTGAAGGTGCCGCCGGTCGGGGATCCGGTGATGGCGACGGTCTGCACCTCGCTGCGGGGCCCCGAGTAGGGGGCGTACAGCCCGGACGCGGTGACCTTGCCCAGCGGGATGCCGGACTTCATGACGTTGCGGCCCTGGAGGGCCGGGTTGGCGGACTTCACGTAGTGGGTGCCCTCGGTGAACTTCGTCAGGTCGAGGGTGATGCTGTTGGTGTCCTGGACTCCTACCAGGGACTTCAGCCACGGGCGGTCGGCCGTGACGCTGTCCGTGTAGGAGTAGGGCTGGAAGTCGTTCACGGCCTTCTCCTCGTGCAAACGGCGTGGGTGTTGGGGCACCTGGTGTGCCGTCCACGGGGGTGTGGGCGTGGTCCCGTATCCCGTCCCCGCCTGCGCGGGGGCGGGTGGTCTATGCGGCGGGGTTGTCGCGTACGTGTCCGCGTCGGCGGGCCATTTCCCGTCCGCGGTCGCCGGGCCGTCCGGTGGGTGCCTGCCGGGCCGGGGGCCCGCCGGCGGGGGCTCCGCCCGGGGCGGGCGGCATCTGCCCGGCCTGAGCGGGGGTGGAGCCGAACAGTTCGCCGCGGCGCTCCTTCAGCTTGTCGGCGGCCTCGGCGATGGCCGTGTCGTCGGCGTCGTCCGTGACGCGCAGGAGGGCGGCGGCGTCCTCGAGGTCGTCGCCGGTGGCACCGCGGGAGACGAGAGCGGCGCGGATACGGGATTCGCGGTCGCGGCGGGCCGCGGCGGCCTCGCGCTGTTCGGCCTGGGCGATGCGCTGTTCCAGGGCCTGCTCGCGCTGGGCGATGTCCTCGGTGCGGCGCTGTTCCTCGGTCAGCTGGGCCTGGCGGGCCTGCTCCGCCTGCTTGAACAGGTCGCCGAACCTGGCGGGGTCGAACGTGTCCGGGTCCAGGCCGGCCGCTTCGGCGACGGAGCGCAGCGCGGCGCGGCGGCCTTCTTCCTTCTCGCCCTTCATGAGGACGTTCAGGCGCCGCTGGGTGAAGGTCACTTTTTCCTCGTCGTCACCGGGAGCGGGCGCCGGTGCGGGAGGGACGGGAGGCTGCTGGCCGCGGGTGGCAAGGTCCGCCGGGGTAGGGGCGGGCGGCTGGCCGCCGTTGCCCTGTCCGCCGTCGTTGTAGAACACGGCGCGGGCGGCCGGGCCGGTGTAGGGGTGGGCCCAGCCGGGGGCAGGCGTGGGTCCGGGTCGGTGCTGCGCGGGGCGACGCATGAGCGACAGTCCTCCCAAGGACAGTTCAGGCCCCGCGCCTAGATCCAAGTGGAGCACAGATGTCACGCCGTGTTCCCCCCGCTTGTCTGCCCGGCCTGTTCCCCGCCCGCCGTGGGCACGGTTTGATCGGCCGCGGTGGGCGGAAGCTGCGGGGCCGGCGCGGGCTGCGGTTCGGTCACCTTCACGCCGAGGAAGTCGCCCACCAGCTGGGTGTCCCCGGTCGCATCGGCCAGGGCGCGGGCCTTGTCGAACTGCCGGGACTGGATGCGGTCGACTTCCTGGGCAGCGTCGTCGATGGGGAACCCGGCCTCGGTGAGCATCTTCAGCCCGGTCTCCAGGGACAGGACTCCGCCGTCGACGCCCTGGGTGACGAGCGCGAGGATGCCCTGCTTGTCGGTGGGCTTGTACGAGCCGAACGACAGTTTCGCGGGCATCGGGCTGATCCCCGCCCAGTCGGGGTGCTGCCCGGCCACGTAGAGGCGTTGCACCATCTTCAGCAGCAGCGCGTACTTGTGGTCCCGCGCGAGCCGCATGGACGCGATCAGCGCGTCGAGGGGGCCGAGGGAGACGTCCATGGCGTACCCGGAGGGGGCCTTGGACGGGTCCAGGGTGCCGAGCGCGACGGCGGGCAGCCGGGACACCTTCGCGGCCCGGTCCTCGAGATCGGTGATGTGGGAGCGGAGCTCGGCAAGGTTCTTGCTGGTGTCCAGGGCGGTCATGCCGCCGCCCTCACCGAGTTTCACCATCAGGCCGGGGGTGACCTCGTGGACGTCCATGCCGGCGCCGGCGGCCTTGCCCCACAGCCCGATCATCGGGGAGCCGGTCGTGGCGGAGGCTTTCGCCGAGTCGGTGTCACTGCTGGCGAGTTCGTCGAAGACCTGCAGCACCTTCGCCAGGGAGGACTGCCCCCAGTGTTCTTCGGCCGGGGGCACGGTGTTGGGAACGTGGATGATCGGAACGAAGTCGATCATCAGGTCCAGGTGCTCGAGGACTTCCCCGTCACCGCGGGTCGCGAACGTGGCCGTGTCCAGTGGCAGGGAGTCGACGTCGACGGCGCCCTTGAGGTCCTCGAGCAGCCAGGTCGCATCGGTCAGATAGCAGGTGACGTAGGAGGGGGCGTCGTTCCACGGGTACTGGCGGGCGATGGCCCCCGTCGCCGGGTAGAACAGGTCGCCGGGGGTGAGCGGGGGCGGCATGACGGCGTCCGGCTGCTCCGGGTCGGGTTCGGGTCCGGGCAGCGGGGCGCGCACGGCACGCCCCTTGGCGTCCAGGCCCGAGGCGGTGGCCGGGCGGATCACCGCCGAGCTGCGCCAGCGGCCGGAGGTCGCGCACGTCTTCGCCACCATCGGCGCGGCCGGCGGTGCCTCGGCCGCCGACGCCAACGCCTCCGGCGGCGACGTCACCAAGGCCAGCCTGCTCATCGTGCTGAAGCCGCGCGGCGAACGGCAGATGACGCGCAAGGATTTCGAACGCTCGGCCCGGGACGAGCTGGCGTCGATCCCGGACATCCGCTCCACCTTCCTCGGCGAAGGCGGCGGCAAGGATGTCTCGATCGTCCTGACCGGCGACGACCCGGCCAAGCTGGCCGGCGTGGTCCAGGCGCTGGAGCGCGAGATGCGGGCCCTGCCGCAGCTGGCCAATGCCCGCTCGACCGAACCGCTGCCGCGGCCGGAGATC